AGGCCGGGTGTGTTCGGATAGAAGAGCCGGGTTGAGGGAGGGTGCGGGATGCCGAGTTTCAGGCAACTCCAGGGTAATTAACCCTGATAATGGTCCCCGTATAAAACCACGCCTAACACTCAGTTCATAGGCGTCACGTTTTGTCCCCCCACTGTCAGGGTACTCAAGACAGGAACGTGTTTCTGGACACTTTATCTGCGGGACCGATAACCGAGGCTGTGAAAGTACGAGGCCGGGTGTGTTCGGATAGAAGAGCCGGGTTGAGGGAGGGTGCGGGATGCCGAGTTTCAGGCAACTCCAGGGTAATTAACCCTGATAATGGTCCCCGTCCTGTGAAATCAACACTTTTGTCCTCCCAGGAATAGCACCGTACGAACACTATCGATCAATTCTACTCACTACGAGAAACCCCGATCGGCACGTCCTTTCATCATAATGGACGGGCCGGAACCAGCCCTCTCCCCGACCCCTCTCGCGAATGTACTGGCTTGTCCGCACAGCTCATTACCTAATGAGCCAACTGCGGGCAAACCTGATACATCCCACCGGCGTTACGCCGCGGCCATCACCACGTCAATCCCGGTGGCCACTGGTAATGACGTCGCCGTCCATACCGTCACTTATGAGGTGACTATGCGCAAGTGGGATATCGCGTCGAGTCTCGCTCTTTCATCAGAAGGAGTGCCCCGTATTGATTGTGCCGTCCCCGTTCCTCCCGCCCTAGCAGAAGATTTTGCAGGTTTCGCCCGCAAGTATACAAATTTTAGTGCCTCTTTCGGATACAGTAACCTCGCCCCACTGGCGGAACTCATCGCCAGTGCGCTTGCTCTGTCAACCAAATACTGTGTTACCTCCGATTCGCTGCGCTGTGGCCGCGAGATGACTGTTACCGCTCTCGGGGCCATTGCCTCCCCTGTTTCCGCTGGCCTGTCCTCGGTGTTTATTCCACGTACCGTGGAAACACACACCAGGCCAAACACGTTCGCTATTTTGGCTGCCGCCGCTACTGGCCGAGGTGCAACAGTTGTCACTGATGCACTCGCGGCTGACGCAGGGGCCGCAGCACCAATCGTTCCAACCGTTGGCTCCGACGGCTTCCACCGTGCTGCCATTGACGCACTTATTCTACTAGGTGCTAACATGGCCGCACTTGGAGCCGGCGGACTCTTTGCTTATGCGGTAACACGCGGAATCCATCGCGCTGTCTCCGTTGTGGCCCACTCAGACGAGGGGGGTATAACCAGGGACATCCTCCGATCCGGTGAATTCTCGGTACCCTTTGGCGGCATTCACTTCGGTCTCACTGGATACACTGGCCTTCCAACGCTCACCTCGGCAACTACCTCTGACGTAGCGGGTTACATTGATTCCATCGCTTTAACCACTGCTGCTGCTGTCGCATGTGCCGACCCTGGTATTGACAATCAAGGTGTGTGGATGCCTACCGTCCTCGACAACAGTATCGGTCCTGCCCAACCAGGTGGAAGTCATGTTACTAGTACTTCCCACGCTGCCCGCGCCCTGCCAGGTTTGGTATCGTCCGCCTCAGCTTTTGCTCCCACGTACCTTCGTGCAGTCGCACGAATCTTCGGTTTCGAGGACACGCACCCGCTTGCCGTAAATCACTTCAATGCGTGTGCCAGCCTCATAACTCAACACAATCGCCACCTCTCATTTCCGTCGATCTGCCCGTGGTTTTGGATTGAGCCCACCAGCTTGATTGCCCCGGACCTGATTGACACCCCGGCTGTGCGCAACCTGGCCGGTCCGTACGGTGCCCCAAGACGTTCCGCTGTTCACCCCGCGTTCCCATCGGCTTTTCCACTAGGTCCTAGTGGCGGCATCGAGTCAACTGCGATCGTATCTCTTCCCTTCGTACGCGCAGCTCCACTTGTTGCCCACCTACGTGGTCGCGTCGGAGATGGCCTAGCTTACTACAGACCAACCCAACTCGACCCCAATGGTATGATCCACCCCGGCCCTCATAGTGAGCACCCGTTGATCTCGGACCGTCTAGCTAACGGTGTAGATCTCGCCGGTTACCTATGGGCTCGTGGCCAAACCCCTCTTTGCGCGCCGGGAGAGTTGCTCAACGTGGGTAATACCATGGCACTGACCGTACAACACTATCTCTTCGCTGATGGTCGCTTCACCTCATCGGTGTTGCCAAATGGTTTTGCCTCTTTCGATTGTGATGTCACCGTCACAGTGGCCACGCCAGTCGGTATCCCGGCCGGGCCAAGTAACTGGGCTACACGCGAGGCTCGTAAGGCTCGTACCGCTGGTCTAATTTCCCTGGATATGGCGAGGGAGACTTCACGCGCCCTTGGGCACGCTGTCGTTGTCCGCGCCCCCATCATTGCATGTGCTCCCGCAATCCCGCTCAGACCAGCCACTGTCTTGCCCGCCCGTCAGGTCGTGCACCACGGGAGGTCCGTAAGTGTTACTGCAACCGCCGCACGTCCGGAGGTTGCCGAAGCTACTCCACTGGATACATCCGAAAAACGCTTAGCTACAGTACCCCCTGCCGGAATGATCGGGGCCGTCACTGTACCACCACTAACTCGAACCGTGGCCATTAGTTCAGGATCTGCTCATATTAGAGCGGACGATGAGGCCCACCACTTGCGCCCCGAGCCAGCCCCGACTGCGGGAGCTGAGCCGGCAGCGCCGCCGTAATGGGGACTGAGGCCCCCCCACTAGTGCTAGCAACGCGCTTGGACGCATTCCCGAATGTCGCCCGAGCTCTAATTCTGGCACTGGATGGTTACAGAGATGTTGTCGTCGCCTTCATGGGACTATCCCTCAACGAGAAGATAGTCTTCATAGAGGGCACGAACATGCCCGTGTTGGTTAAAATTTCTTTATCGTTACTCCTTTCACCTTTTCCCGTACAGGTCGCACTTCCAAAGAACGCCTGTATGTTACTCGCGTTGCTTGCGTTTCCACCGTATGCATCCGCTTTTTCCCAATTCCCCGGTTTCTTCACTTCATTGCGTCTAGGGCCTCTGCTGCCCCCTGAGCAGGACGTAGATTACTACCTTGATGCGGCTGCCACGACTACGCCACTGCAAGATGACATCCATACCGTCACTCAGCTGTTCCTCTTGGTCGAGACAATTAAGAGAGACATCAAGCCAAGAGTAGACATTGGTCCCCTAACCGCCTCACATGAAGACTACCGCTTATTCTATTCGCTGCGTGACGGTGACACGGCCAGGCGTTTATTCCCTTACAAGCACCTAGATGTTGCTGTTAAGAAAGCCAACGTACATCTAAACAAAGTTGTCCTCAGCACCGCCAAACAAGCAGTGTACCAACATGACTACGCGGTCGCCCTCAGCCTGGCTCTCAAGGCTGGCCTAACGAACGACGAGGCGTGCTCCATGTTGCTCTACCTCGCAACCCTGCTGGCAAACAACTTCCCAAAGCCGGCGGCACTTGCTGTGGCTGCCGCATCAGACAAGGTGGGTGGTAAAGCTCTGACGAATAGCATCAAAGCGCTCGGCTTAGCTCGCTATCCAGAGGGGGCGATACTCTGCGAAACCCCCAGCCTCCTAGGACGAGGGGTGGGTGATATCGACCTCGAGGCAATCGCAGTTGAACGGTGTAACCGAGAACGAGTTGAGGCGATGGTTGCACATTTCCCTTTGGAGCGGCTCGAACACGCGCTCAGGGAGATAATCGACGAGGAGCTCGAGGGGCGGCAGGTGCGATATACTTCCCTGGAGGAGCACTGGAGTAGGCGCTGGGCGTGGTGCGTGAATGGTTCCCACGCACCCGAACTCGACCGCTCATTGGCCAAGGCACGCGTAAAGGGTATCTCGCGCTGGTACCGTCGCATGTGGGCAGAAGATGAAGCCGAGTCCCCAGTCATTGGATGGGACGGGGAGACTTTTGTTTCCGCGTCCAAGAAACACGAGCATGGTAAGACTCGCGCTATATTCTCATGCGACTCACGTAGTTATGTCGCTTTCGAACATCTGCTCAAGCCCATCGAACACGCTTGGAGGCAACGGAGGGCGATACTAAACCCCGGGGAGATGGGTCACCTTGGTCTGTGCCAGCGTATCACAGGCTTCCAGAGAGCTGGAGGCACAAACGTGATGCTTGACTTTGACGACTTCAACAGCCAGCACTCTAACGCCGCGATGCAGGCAGCTATCAGAATAGCAGGTGAGAAAGTGGGATACCCTCCGCACCTACTCGCCCCGCTGTTGGCTTCCTTCGACAACATGTATGTCTACGTCGCCGGCAAGGAAGTGGGTCGCTTAGAGGGTACCCTCATGTCCGGTCACAGGGCGACAACCTTCCTCAACACCCTGCTCAATGCCGCCTACGTCCGAGTCGCAGCGGGTCCAGAAGCCTACAACGCGGCCAACGCACTCCATGTTGGCGACGATGTTTACCTCTCGTGCGCTAGTAGCGCCAGCGTTCGCCCTATCCTTGACAACCTACATGCTAACCGTGCCCGCCTCAACCCTGCCAAACAGAGTGTGGGCCACGTCAGCGCCGAGTTCCTGCGCATGTGCATAACAGGGGAGGGGGCACGAGGCTATGCCCCAAGAGCCATTGCATCTGCCGTCTCCGGCTCGTGGGTCTCAACGACAATACTAGACCCCGCGGAGCGCCTACAGTCCGCCGTAACTTTCAGTAGGAGCTTGATCAATCGCTGCAACTCCACTCAACCCTCCCTGATGCTGCTACACTCCATAGCCGCGGTAACTGGTTTCAAGTTAACAGTCATCCGTTCGATACTCCTAGGAACTGCATCTCTCAACAACGGCCCGGTTTACACATATGTCCCGCAGGCACTCGTCCACACAGTCGTGCCCCCGATGTATACCCGTAAACGTCTGCTCTCCCTACCCGCCCAGGCAACAGACTCATTCCTCCACCATCACGCTACACCTATCGAAATCGCTGCGTTCGGCCTCGTTGGACACACGGTTCGCCCTGCTATGATCAGCGCTTCATATTCGAAGCTCCTGTTCCAAAGCCGTGAACCGTTGTCTAGCGCTAGACTGTTAACCAAGCGCCTAAGATTACGTGGTGGATCGGCTAACGCGAACACGCTAGCGAGAACACGCCCGGCAAAAGGCGTGCTGAGTCCATACCCGTTGCTTAACTTTCTCCGCAATGCGCTAACGGATACGTGGCTGCTCACGTTACTTACTGAGCTTGGCTTGAGTCCTGCACCGAGTCAGCTCCAGGAGGTCGCGTGGGGGCCCGAAGCATACCCATGCTTAATCCGTGGCGTATTGTCGTATTCCGATGCGGCCTCATACTCCCGCCGTACGCAAGCGGGGGTTATAGTGAGTCCGTACCCGGTGTACGTTTAGCGTGCGTATACCGATGTATCGAGTCCGGGGGTCCGAAACCACAACATACCCCTTGTGACCGATAGGTAGTCTGGCAAGTACTACCCCTTCCGCACGCAACCAGCGTGAACATTGCCCTAATTCCCTCGAACCAAGTCGTTCATGGAGTTAGTATGATCTAGCC